GTTACCCAAAGGAAAACTTCCTGTAAATTGCTATTAACGCAAGATACCATTTGATCACACTCACTCACTGATTTGGATGGCAACCTCCACTGAAGGGACTTATATATAGACTCTAAGTCCAAGCACGACGTTTTGAAACCGAGGTCAGGATGTTCTCGAAAAGTCCTCTTAAGGAAAGATATGTCACTGGTAGGTATAAATTTATCCGTAACACTGTTCTTCGCAGCTGTCGTAAATTCTAAACCCAATAGTGCCATTTCATCAGAAAATAGGACCATATTATACTCATCAATGATCTCTTCTTTAACGGATGCCGCAATGTCATCTCCGTAAGTCCTTGGAAGCACATAATCAAAGAATTTTCCTTCTCGAGTCCTAATTTTCTCCCATACATATACCATCAGCACTAGAACTTTCAAGGAATTATCTTCAGCAGTTGCATACTTACCCGAGGGCTGCATGCCCATAACTACTAAAAGATCTCCCCAGAAATTAATATTGCAACGAATTCCATCAGTGAGAATACCAGATACAATCTTAAGGTCCTTCTTACTATATCCAGATACACTCAAAACACGACAAATAATTTCGGCAGCTGCTACAGAGACATCAATAGGCATTCGTACATCAAAGCCACCAAAATCACCTTCAAAACCTAGTTCTGAAAATTCTTCGAGCTCGCTAATAAAAGCATGCCCTGAAGAAACTATGTCAATGCCTACACACGTGTAAAAGTCATCACTGTATTCTACCATGAGAGCATAAAAAGGCATTAAATACATTCTCATAACCAGGTAATAATCAAAAGGAATAGCATAAAAAACTCGAACTGCACCTTTGTCATTCTTATGCGCTAGACGAGGTTCATCCTTCAGACAAGCATTAAAGATAGGTGATGCACAAACTCCTGATTCATAAGTAGATATAATGTCTCGCACCGATGACACTAATTCCTTAGTTGGTTCATCATGAACCAAGTTATCTTCCTCAGTCCTCACGAGATATTTACTTTTACTGCCTGGAAATCCAAAGCCGCCAGCCTTGGTTGTATCAATACGCCTGTAGTATGGTCTACTTATATCACCGTTAATGGCAACGTCAAGAGAAACTGGGGTAAGCTGTAAAGAGATGTCTTTTGCTTCAAGGTTGTCAAGAAACTTCGCAACAATACAATCAATAACGCGATCCATGGTGTTAGGTTCTACTGAAATTTTAGTAGTTGCCAACTTTCGGTATCCGACATTTAAAGGACTAACATACTCTTTGTTCACCCAACGTGGTTTCATGGTAGGCTTAACATAATTGGCATCAACTATCACACCAAAAGTGTCATAAAACAAGTCTGGCAACTCTGGTGCCAGAATAGTACGCTCGAGTTTTGAACCCATGTTCAAACTTGGTGAAGAAACTTTACCTAGATAACGGATGCTGCCCATATCTTCATGCCGTACTACAGATTTACTATGTGGTTCTCCCCCATAAAGGGCGATACTCTCAGATACCATATTAAAAGACCCTCTCAGAGTGCGCATAGCACTTTTCAACTGAGTTTGGGATAACATTATACCCGCAGCGGCGGCTGACTTAGGGTTACCAGCAGAGTGGATTGCAAGAATACAAGAGTTTCCTACATTCCCTAGAAGCGGTAAACCACAATCACCCTTCTGGTGACCTGGGAAATTATAGAGGTAAACATTGTCATAGTCAATACGACCTTTTGGGTCATCAAAGGATGCATGGGGAATAAATCGCGCCATGGTAACAACATTACCTATCAAACACTTGACATTCTCATGACCTACAAGATTCTGTGGGAAATACTTCAATATATCCGTAAAACAAAAATTTACTTTAACCATGAGTATATCATTAGTGATCTTACAATAATTGTTATCACCTATTGTCACCTGATAATTACAATTTGAGATATCAGCTACAGCCGTAACCCCAATATGCAAAGTAGCCCCTTCTATTCCGTTATGGAATGAATGTGCATGCATGATCATAAAGTTCTCACAAACTCCCAGACAATACTGGCGGTACGTCATCTTACCTGGGTACTTGATATAGACATTGCGCAAATTTTTGTGAACGATCTTCTGCAATACATCCGGACTCTCCGTACAATATTCAGGTGCTGGTAACTCACGAACGCCCCAGAAAGTTGACCTCTTCACTGGAAAGAAGTCTACTGTGTCTTTATAGACATAAGGGTCTGCAACGTCCGCAATGTCATCTTCAAGTGCGTCGTCACTGTCTGGTTCACATGAGATATTATAGCCATTAGAGAATGAGTGTTCCATTGAACCACTGTCACTATTACTTTCCGAACGTTGTGCGGCACTCATTGCCACACCTTCACTCGATAAGGAATCACGCTCCTTATTTCCATCTTCTTCTTCGACAAATCTAGAGAGGTACAAAAGAGTACCTAATACTCCTATTGCAGCAGATAAAGCAATTACTTTGGAACTAAAGAAAGTGTTCTTCGTG